AAATCTTTTTTATTTTTATTAATCATTTTAAAATTTATTTTATCTATCAATTATAATTCCCATCTTTAAGTAAAAATATTGGTGTCAGTTGTTCAATAGGTATGGCATGAGTTTTAGGTCTTTGCAATCCAAAGTCTGTTAAGAATTTTGTTGTGCCTAATACTGCTGAAGAATTAATAAAACCAAAAATTCTAAAAGTAGGTGCATGATCCTCAACATAAACATAATACTCAGATGGCTTGGCAGTAGGTCTAAGAATTAAAGAATTACGATTATTCTTTTTTGGCATTTGCGACCTGACCTGAATTTTAAGATCCTTATAAAAAATATCAGGTATAGCACCAACATTACAAGAAAAAGTAAAAGGTATTTCAAGAAATTTACAAACTGCCATTTCACCCATAGCACCTGAAATAGACTTTGCAAATTTTTCATTTAAACTTGCTTTTAAACCATTTCCCCATTCTTGTTTTAATCTAATACTTTCTAAGCAGCGTAAAATTCCAAGATGAGATGCTGATTGCATTTCATATAAATCTAATTTAATTTCAGTCATCTTTGCCTTGACAATAGTGCATAAAGACAACTTTATTTTTGTGTTTGTAGTAACCCCATGATTCACCATTACCTTCCTGATAATTAGGATTGACTACCCATTTGGTAGTATTTTTAAAAGCCTGTTCACAAGTAATTTCTTTAATTCCATAACTGATAGGAATTTTAATTAGTTCATAACTAGCTTCACTTGTAACCAAACCTAGTATTAAAAAAAATATATTCATTGTGTGGTGCAATTCTTTATAACATTAATTAGTGTAGGATTTTGTTGTATGTAAATAGATGACTTTTGAGGAATATACAACCCATAGGCATTCTCTAATTTAGCTTGTTTTAGGCTCATTTTCCTCACTTTTACCTTAAAATTCTTGTATTTTATCACTTTTAGCTGGTTGCAAATCACTTTTATTTTACTACACAAATTATGACAATAATTCAAATGAAAAAAAAAGGTGTCAATCTATTGATTTGGGGTTGCTTTATTATTTTTAATTTGTTATCTAAATGTTAATTGATGAATAATAATTTAAAAATAATTTCTGATTCTTATAAAAAGTTTGGATTAAAACATACGTCTAAATCTACCGCTACCTTACCACACTCAATTAGATTTTTTAAAAAACATATAATAAGTTATAAAGAATCAAGAGAATTAACTAATGCTTCTTTATATGGTGGTCAATTAGCTCACATAGTTATTCAAGAAGTTTTAACAAAAAATATTCCTTTAGATGACATTATTAATAGTGAATTAATTCAAACTAAAATTGATGAATATGTTCCTATACATGAAAAAGATAAAATGAAATTTACATTTATTGTTAAATTTTTAAAACCAACAGCTCAAAATCATTTAGATAATATAAAAGAATTACATGAGCAAAAGTGGAGAGATGAATTAGAATATACAGTTTGGACTCCGCCAGTTCAAACATATTGGTTATGTTATGTAGATTTAATTGGTGAAACATATTTTGGTGATCTTAAAAATAAATTTGGAAGTGCTTCTTTTAAACCTCTTATTAAAAAAGATCCTAGTAAAAATTCTAAAAAAAAAATAGAAAAACCTAATGAAAATAGAATTGGTGATTGGGTTTATTCTTCTCCTAAAATTGAGGATCATATTTTTACATCTGATCTAATGCAAATTGCACTTTATAAAAAGGCAGTAGGTTTGAAACCATTCATAAGTTATGCAAGTCATAAAGATAGAAAAATATTTACAGAAGATAATACTCCAGAATTAAAACCAGAAAATTTAGATCAAGCTCTTAAACAATTAATGGTTTATGAAATTTCTTGGCAAAAAAAATTAGAAGCGGCAGATGGCGATTTAACAAAATTAGCTTGGTTATGTCCACCAGATTATTCTGATATTAGAAAGAAATCTTTCTGGTGGGAGGGTGTGCCAAGAGAATATATTGAAAGGTATTTTAAACATTATGCAGTTTAAAAATTTAACTAATCATTATGAAGATTTAGATAAAAAAGAATTAATTAAAAAATTATTAGAACAAGAAAATGAAATAGAAAGATTAACACAGGAATTAAAAAGAGTTGAGAGTATAGAAGAAGATCATAAAAAATTAGTTGGTGATACTTTTAAAGATAATAAATTATTAGCTGATGATGTGGCAAAAAAAAACAATGAGATTGAACAATTAAAAAAACAATTGGACAATCCTTTACTTAAATTAAGAGAGGCAGGAATATGAAAGAAGTATTTAAAAAATTAAAGAAAGCTTGTGAGGAAGCTGGATATGTAAAAAAAGGAGATCGTAAAGCTGGAATGCCTTTTAATCCATTACTAGCTGACGATGTTAAACAAGCTGCTATGGAGGCATTATTAAAAAATAATCTTTATCCCATTTGTAATTATATAACTGATATTAAGGATAATTTTTTAATCGTAACTTGTAATATGAATATCTACGATGTGGATAATCCAACTGAATTTATAGAAATAAAAGGTTGTTCAGGATTAGGAAAACTGGACAAGTATGGTACAGGAAATGGAATTACCTATGCACAAAAATACGCTTTTCTAAATGCCTTGAATCTAAAAACAGGAATTAAAGATGAAGATGGATTTGAGGCATCTCCCTTTAAAAATAATAAATCAGTAACTCAATTAAAGGTAGTTAAAGATAACAAAACCTTGCCAGACACCAAAGCATTAGCTGATGATTGGATTGATAAAATGACTAAACAGGCAGAACATTCGGTTTCGCAAAACTCTTATGAGAAAGGTATGCAACCACTTAGAGAGAACTACGCAAAAGAACTTCAACAAATCTCAATTGACCTTATGCAACAAGCAAGGGTTGATGAGGTAGAAAACACACTAAAAAAACAAATAACCAATAGGAGAAAATAACATGGCAGAATCTAATTATAATAATAGAGGCAGCTTATGGAAAAGACAACCAAGAGATACAGATGTTGATGGAAAAAAATATCCTCAATATCAAGGTAACTTTATTGATGCTGGTGGAGTAAAGAAAAACTGTGCTTTATGGATTAATAGTAGCAAGGAAAAAGAAACTCAACCTGATATATCATTTTCAGTTTCAGATATTATTGAGAAGAAATAATGCCAGAAACAATCAATCCAGATTATTATAAAAACAAAGATATTGAAACGATTGATGCAATACTCTCACAGCTTTCTTTATTGGAAGCTGTAGGGTACTTGAGGGGTTCGGCTTTAAAATATCAAATGCGTTTTGGTGAAAAGCATGGAACAACTATTGATGCGTCTTTGACCGACATTGGTAAATCTAATTGGTATCAAGAAAAATTAATGGAATATTTAAACGATGCCAAGAAACAAGGTATAGATTTAAAGGAGGCTTTACCAAAAGGTTGTGAAAATATTGAGCAACTATTTAAGGATAAAAACAAATGAAAACAAATGGCACAATATATTTTTCTGAAGTCAAATATAAAGTATTAGACTTTATTAAGAAATTTATAGATGAGCATGATTATTCTCCTACATTTTTAGAGATTGGCGAAAATTTTTCGTTCAGTAGAGCTAGAGCTGGTAAGATTTGTTCCGAACTTTATAAGATGGGTTTAATTAATAAAGGTGGTTCATCTCATAGAAAAATTAGAATGAATCCTACTCAATTAAAGCAAGTAAAAAAATTAAAAATAAACAGAGAATATTCTACACATGGTTAAAGTTATGAAGGAAAGTATTTTTGAAGCAACTGTTAAGTTTAATGAAGAATTTGATAATGCAGATTTAGCTGCAAAGTCAAAGAAGCCTGGTGATGAGGCTAAAATAGAAGTCTTGGATTTAAAATTTGAGATGTCCAAGATTAAAAATAAACTAAAGGAGCAAGATGTCCGATCCCAAAGTGATAAAAGTATTAAAGGATCAGCAATCGGAGGAATCAAGAAAGATGTATAAGTTTAAAGACTTGGTTCAAAAAAAGAAAAGTGAGATTGCTAAACTTGGTACTAAAATTTTGGAAGAAGAAACTAAAAGACCTTATAGAATAAGTAGTTAATAAGGTTTTTTAGTTTAAATACTAGAAGTTGAAATATACTGACTAGGGATAGTATGCTCAAATTAAAAGGAGAGGAAGAAAATGTCAAAAAGAAAATACAGAGGTAGGCACAAAACAGAAACCGATACTATCTTAAATAAAGCAATTGGTAATAAAATTAAAGAAGCAAGATTAAATTATATTATCTTAGATAAGAAAAAACTTTGTACCCAAACTAAATTAGCCAATGCTTTATATCCACCAAAAACATTTCAACAAATACAGAAATACGAAAAAGGTAAAAATGGAACATCAACAATTATATTAATTCAAATTAGTAATTTTTTTGGTAAGCCACTTGAATATTTTACAAGTGATGCAAATGAATTATTAGGGCAAGTTAAGCCACCTAGTAATAACTCTGATGTAGCTCCTGAGTTAAGTCCAGAGTTAAATTAAAAAAGTGTTTAACAAAAACATAGATTGATAAAACAACGATCTATGTTGTGTGTAAGTTGATGATGTGGGGAGGCTTTATAGTGAGCTTCCTCACTTAAATTAAAATGGAACTTGAAATAACAAACTTTCCTGATGAAATTCTATCTGGATATATTTTAA